GTGGGACAATTGCTGGTGCATCAGATTACGATACGTTATTGAGATCTGATACTGATGATACTTGTTCAGCAAACTTAACTATCGATAATGGTACAAGCACTCTTCTAAATGTTAAATGTGACGATGGTGGCAATGCAATAGTTAGGGCTGGTGGTGATTCACAAGGCACAGGAGTTTTTGAAGTTAGTCAGGATAATGGTAGTCATGGTGGTGGTATATCTTATAACGGAGATGGTTCACCAAGTTATGTAAGTGGTGAATCTAATGATCATATAACTTTTTACAGAATAAGTGCTGGAACAAGAACTGAAGTTTTCCATTATCCTTATAACTCAAGTGTTGTTAATTTTAATTCTAGACCTACTGTTGGCGGTGTAGGTCTTGTTAAGTCAGACGATACTATTGCACAAGCTACAAACGCAGATACTTTAGATGGTGTTCAAGGTGCAAATTATGTAAGAACAGATCAAAATACTACAATTACATCTGATCTATCCATTGGTGGTGGTGCTGGTGGACTCACTGTTAATGCTAACAGTGATATACGATTTACTAATGGAGATTGGACAGGTAATACAACAAGTCCAAAAATAAATGCACATGGGAATAAACTATACATAGTCGGGGGTTCTGCAGGAATTGTATTCAGAGAAAGTGCTTCAGATAGATGGTTTATAGATTTAAGTGGTCACTTCATACCTGCGGCTGATAGTACGTATGATATTGGTTCAAATGGTACAAGAGTAGCTAACGGATACTTTGACACCTTATATGGAGAAGGTTCAAATATAACAGGTGTAAATGCTACAACACTGGATAGTATTGACAGCGGATCGTTTGTAAGGTCAGACGCGAGTGATTCGCTTTCGGGTCAATATAACTTTACTGATGCTGGTAATAACGATTTAATTAATTTTACTGGGGCTGCCACAAGTGACAATAGAGGTATTGCATTTAATAGTAGGACAGCACTATCGGCTGACCACAATGATGGCTGGCTAAGACTAAATAATGCTAGTGAATTTGCCAATGGTGTCTATACACCTCTAGCAATAAGAGCAGATGGTGGATTTGAAGTTGATGGGAACACTGTTATTGATTCGTCTGGTAATATAGTTGCATCAAAAGTCCCAACACTTAACCAAGACACAACTGGAACTGCTGATAAGGCAACAAAAGTTATAGTTACAGATCAATCAAGTGATACTACTTGTTTTCCTTTATTTGTACAGGCTGCTACTGGTAATTTAACTCCACATACTGAAAGTAATCTAAAATACAATTCTAACACAGGAGTTTTGGAAGCATCGCAATTTCTTGGAAACCATGCAGGTTTACTAAGTTTAAGCGTTGATTTATCAGTAGAATTTGGAGGCACTCTTGAAGTTGATGGAAACACTACATTAGGAAATGCAACTTCTGATACTGTTACCTTTAATGCATACCCTACAATCATTAATGATAGTGGATTAAGAATTCGTACAACCACAAATGCTGCTGGAGCAAAGATTAATTTTAGTGATCATCAAAGTGGTAGTTATGCTCAAAACGGCACGATAACTTATAAACATGCCGATGGAGCAATTACTACTACAGGTGGAAATAGTAATGATGGTTGGATTTTTGAAGGATCAGAAACAAGAACTGTTGTTAAAGTAGTTGGAGATATTGAAGCGACCTCAAACATATATGGTGCAGGATCAAATATAACAGCACTTAACGCATCAAATATTTCTTCTGGAACGATACCAACTGCAAGAATAGCTGACCTTGCTGTTACACAAGCAAAAATAGCAAATACAGCAGTTGGACAAAACCAATTAGCTTCAGGGGCAGTTATTACAGCAAAAATTTCAGATGCAAATGTTACTACTGCTAAACTTGCATCTGATGCCGTTACTCAAGCTAAGATCGCAGATGATGCTGTGGGAGCAGCACAACTAGTAGATGGAAGTGTCGGAACAACTCAACTTGCAAATAATTCTGTGAGCACTGCAAAATTGGCAGACATGCCTACAGACAGAATTTTAGGTCGTGAAGCTTCTGGTACTGGAGATCCACAATTCTTAACAGCATCAGAAGCTAGATCAATATTAAACGTAGCTGACGGTGCAACTAATGTTACTAACAATAACCAATTAACAAATGGTGCTGGATATATAACTTCATCTAATAGTGCAATAACAAATAAACTCCCTCTCGCTGGAGGCACTTTAACGGGGACTTTAAATTCAAGGGATATAAAACTGGGTTCTGGTTATCATCTAATGAGGTCAACTCATCAGTCAGGACATTTAGAAGGTGGTCATAATAATATAGGTAACACCGATGCGAAAACAAGTCCAATCTACACAATTGGAAGTAGTTATAATCCTAATGAAGCCTCCCTTAATAATATGTATGGAATCGGTTTTAGTCATACTAATGCTTCATTTATCAGTTTTACAGGTGCTAGTGGTTGGGGGATGTATGTTGCTGCTGATGGAGATGCAAGAGTTTGGTTAGGTGGTGGTAATGGTGTTGTAGCTTCTACAGGTCAACATTACGTTGGTTCAAACGTAGTCTGGAACGCAGGAAATGACGGCAGTGGCAGTGGTTTAGACGCTGATACTGTTGATGGTCTTCATGCAAGTAGTTTTGTAAGAAAAATACTTGATGATGATGATATAACAGGCAGAATGGATTCTGGTTTCTATCAGACATCCACTGCCACTACTGGTGAAGGTTGGCCTGAAACAAGTAACAGTTGGTATCATTTAATTGCAAGCACACATAGTAATACAACAAATTATTATTCAATGCAAATTGCTGGTGATTTCTTCCAACAAGAATGGTATATAAGAAATACAGCAAATTCAGGAACCCAATCGTGGTCAAAACTTTGGACAGATACTAATGATGGTGCTGCATCTGGTCTTGACGCTGATAAATTAGATGGTCAGCACGGTTCTTATTATTCTAATTACAATAATTTAAGCAATAAACCAACAATTCCGACTAATAATAATCAGTTAACAAACGGTGCTGGATATACGACATTTACTGCAAACCAATCTCTCAATACAAGTAATTCTCCTACTTTTGCCACTCTTAGTGTTTCTGGAACATCAAATGCAAATCCTGTTGACGCAAGTACTTCAAGTGATTTTGTAGGTAGATTTGCATCCACCGATGCTGTTGCACGTTTAATTATCCAAGATAATTCAAGCACTAATAATGGTAATGGAATACAAGTGCAGGGTGATACGCTTAAGTTACTGACAGGTAATGGAGGTGTTGCTTTAACTTGCGATGCTAATCAAAATGTTACAATAGGTACAACAAAATTAGGTTCTCAGGTATTAGAAAAAGCAAATATAATTACTAATAAGGTAAGTGCTGCTTCTGATTTAGATATTGATGATGGTAATGTCTTTATGTTTACAACTGGTGAAACAGCAAACGCTACACCAAATATCACCTCTACTGTTTCAAACATAAACTCGATTATGGCAACTGGTGATTCATTAACTGTTACACTAATATCTGCTTCAGCGGGAACTGGATATTATCAAAACGTCACTATTGATGGTACTGCTGCTGGTACCATGCTTAAATGGTTAAATGATGGTGAACCATCTTCTTCTAGTTCTAGTGGTGATTTTGACGTATATACATACCAGATTTTTAAAACAAATGCTAATGTTTACGTAATCTTAGCTAATCGGAGTGTGTTTAAATAAATGAAAATATCATCTCTCAGTCTTGCAGGTCAATCAACCTTTCTTACACAAGCATACGCTACGTTTACTTATAAGTATTATATGCATGGTAGTAATATAGGATATTTTCGGTGGTATTGGTCATCTGGAACAGGCACTTATTCAGGAACTCTTACTCGATTAACAGGACTTGCTGATGGCACCAGCACTTCTGAGGTTAGTGGAGAAAAGCAAACTAATGGTAACCAATCTTGGAAAGATGGTAGTATTGATTTGATTGCAAATGGTATTAAAGGAACAGGTAGAATGGTGCTTCTTTATGCTAAAAGTATTAATCAAGGTTTTAGAGGAGATGCAGCTTTTCAACGTATGAAAATGACCGTAAATAGTGTGACCACTGATTTATCACCTCCTTCTTCTTCATTTACTGGTTGGAAGGGACAAAGTTCAGGAGCTTTCGGGCTTAGTCCAGTTGACGACATGATACCTGAGTGGGAAAATGGAAATTTAAGTTTTAATACAGTTAATACTACCATTTATAGTAATGGTCCTTGGAGTTATAGGACTGCTCAGACACCATCTGGTTGTAGTAATACTGGCCCTTGTCAGGAGGATGGTAATGATGGAAGTTTTTACGTGTTTTGTGAGACTTCAAATAATGCTACTGCTAATATGTTTGCTTCTGCTCGATTTGCCTTTTTAACTACTACAAATACATTTACCATTTAAGACTATGGTTCAAAAAGAATCTGAAAAAGTAACCTACTATTACAACCTTGCAACTCATGAGAAAAAAACTCTTGAAGAGATGATCGCAGATGGATGGGTAGAACTTAAGGAAGAAAATTATGCAAATAAGTATAAATATCCTGATACTGACTCAGAGATAACTGTTATTAATGAAGCATATAGTTCTTATTCCAATAGTATATTTTTATTCGATTTAGATTCAATGTGGGTATTAGATGCATCAAAGGGAGAACGAGTTGGTGACTGGATCACTATATCTTCTACCGAATCAAACGATCACTTTAATAAACCTAGACATTGGAATGATCTTACATATGACGGAGAAGATGTTGAACCTATGATGTAATATTTGTAAAGTATGATATACTATTGATGAGATATAAATATAATTTTAGGAAGTAAATGAATTTTGCTGTCTATTCGAAAGAGGGTTGTCCTCATTGTGATAAAATTAAAAAAGTTTTAGACTTGACAAAATTAAGTTATGTGGTGTATAATTTAGATGAACACTTTGATAAAAAATCTTTTTATGATGAATTTGGTGAGGGATCTACTTTTCCCCAAGTCACAGTCAATGGAAAAAAATTAGGAGGATGTGTTGACTCAATCAAATTCCTCCAAGAAAAAAAAGTTATCAACGTATGAGATAAATAAAAACGACCTTAAGGTCAATCGTGGTGTTGAGTTAATACTCAATAAACCTAAACCCAATAAAGGAGGTATTAAGTTGACTACAGAAGTTATCTTAATAATCGCATTACCTATCTCATTTTTATTATTTTCTGTTGGTATTGTGAGTGGGTGGTTGATCAGAGATTATATGATGAACTATCAAGAAATACCAAGACCACATCCAGAGATGTTTGATGAGAATGGAAACTTAGTTCCTGATGAAATTGTCGCATTTAGATTTGAAAATTATGACAGCAACGAAGAAGACGACGACTCGTAAACCTAGAAAGGCAAAGGCAGTCGCAGTCAAAAAACCTGTAAGTATTAACTTACCCAAAAATCCTTTTGTATTTGAAATACTAGACTTAGTATCAAAACAAAGAACAAATGCAAAGAAAATTGAAGTTCTTCGAAAATATGAAGAACTCCCATTAAAGGTTATTTTAATTTGGAATTTTGATGAAAGTGTAGTTAGTATTCTTCCACCAGGTGAAGTTCCTTATACTGGTTATGATGATCAGAATGTTTATAAGGGAGGTGTAAGTAGTAAAATTTCAGAAGAAGTTCGATCCATGCACTCTCAAGGTAATTTTTCTCTAGGAGTGAGTGATCAACAGGGACACACGACGATTCGAAGAGAGTCGAAACATTTTTATCGTTTTATAAAGGGTGGTGATGACGGATTAAATAATCTTCGTAGAGAATCAATGTTTATAAACATTTTAGAAGGATTACATCCTTTGGAAGCAGAGATTATTATCCTATGTAAGGATAAAAAGTTAGGTGAAGTTTATAAAATCACAAAAGAGATTGTTGCAGAAGCATATCCAGACATAAAATGGGGAGGTAGATCATGACTGAAACTCCTACTAAACCATCAAGTTCTTGGTCTCAAAAAGAAAAAGATTCTCATAGAGAAAAATATGGATGCGAAATACTAATTGAAAAGGCTACATCCGAACAACTAAGTAGTACACAATTTCCAACAGACGCATATATTGTCGAATATAAAATTGATGATAATATAATTTATGATTTAACCAGAGGATCTAAAGTAACATTATTTGATATGTATCATGATAAATTTAAAGGAAACTTAATGTCAATTAATTATGGTATGGGTAATATCAAACCAAATCTATGGATGTATCAGAAACCAAAGGAAAAGAAAAAGAGAAGATAAATCCAAAAATAACGCAAAAAAAATTCGGCAAAATTTTTGAACTCTTAAGATTTTATAAAAATGTAACAGATGTTACAATTTCACTTGCCTATATAATATGAATGTGTTAGAATTAACACAACGTTCAACCTCATAGAGGTCGCAAGTAAGCCGACTCGGAACGGAATCGTTCATCCCGCAAGGGACGCAAAAGCCGACTGAAGGAACGGGATTAAAAACCCTACTACTGAGGACAAGCAAATGGCAACAGTTACTTACCGTGGTGTCGAATACGATACTGAAGAGTACAACGCAAAAGTTGTTGCAGAAGCAACACAGCGTGATCGTCACGATTTAATGTATCGTGGTGTTAAAGTTAAAAGCAAGGCATCACCTTGTAGTTAACAAGAAAACGGGAGGGTTGTAACCCTCCTTTTTTTATGCTATACTAAATAAAATGAAAATCTGACGAATGAGAACTAAACAAATTTTAAAGGATTTAAAAACAGCATTACGACAAGATTATTTGTATGATGCTGATGAATTAAAATTTATGAGGGAACAATTAGTTATTTTGGAGGAAGAAGTGGAGAGATCTAAAAGAAAAAAACCATTAGGATTCGGTAAATGAGTATTAAACTTGTAAGTATCACACCTGATGCGGAAAAGACAATGGCACATATTGCCAGAGTTTCGAATCCAGATAATCAAGATAATCCAAACTATTCTGGATTATTGAAGTATTGTATTAAACATAATCATTGGTCTGTTTTTGAACAGTCTTCAATGACACTTGAGATTGAAACTACTCGTGCAATTGCAGCACAGATATTAAGACACCGTAGTTTTACATTTCAAGAGTTTTCTCAAAGATATGCAGATAGCACTGCACTAGGATCTATAGAATTACCTAAACTCCGTAAACAAGATATAAAGAATCGTCAAAACTCTACAGATGATTTAGATCCTAAAATGATAAAATCATTGAATATGCAAATGGGAACTCTTTTTGGTTCATCTCTTGCACTTTATAATCAGATGTTAGAGATGGGTGTTGCAAAAGAGTGTGCTAGAATGATTTTGCCATTGTGCACACCAACAAAAATTTATATGACAGGTTCATGTCGTTCTTGGATTCATTATATTAATTTGAGATCTGCCCATGGCACTCAAAAAGAACATATGGATATTGCTAACGGATGTCGTAAAATATTTACCGAACAATTCCCTGCAGTATCAGAGGCTCTTGAGTGGGTCTAAATAATTTTACATTACTTTATAATCATGGCTACGTATCCTGTTATTAACAATAAGACTGGTGAACAAAAAGAAGTTGTAATGAGTGTGATGGATTGGGATAAATGGAGAGAGGATAACCCAGACTGGACTCGTGATTACTCAGATCCCAATAGTTTTCCTGGTTTAGGTATTGAATCTGTTGGAGAATGGCAAGATAAGTTAAATAAGAAACATCCAAGTTGGAATC